TTTAACGTTATTTATACCATCTTTAACATCTTTTACAGCTTCTGTTATTTTGTAGCCCGCACGTCTTATGTCTGCTATTATTTCTGGTCTTGCAGTCTCAGATACTATGACTTTAGTTTTATCTACTCCCATAGATTTCATTCTTTCTATGATATCGGTAGATGTTAAATGTGATTCATATATGACTTCTTCTACAAACACTTCTCTTAGAGTATTAGAATACCATATTTTAACCATAGCAGTAGGGTGGGTAAACCCGTAGTCAATTGCATAAATAAAATCTGTAAGATGTTCTGGTTTCTTTGGTAATGTATTCCATTTAGTAAACACATTCTCTCTAGAGAAAGCTCGTTTACCTAAAGCAAAGATTGTATAATAGTCTATATCAGTATCTTTATATCTTTCTATTTCTTCGATAATCTCTTTATTTAAAAACGGATTGTCTCTATAAGTAGAATGTATAGAAATAGTTTTGTCTTGGGGCAGAGCATATAGGTAAGAATCTACTTCAGATGGGTTATAGTCAACTATGATTTTACCTAGGGTTCTTAGATTTAACTGTTGGAAGTCGTCATAGTTTAATTCGTTAGCCTCGTTTACCCAAGCAAGATCTCTTTTTCTACCACGAAGTTTTTGTTCATCGTCAGCACTAAAGAATTCTATCATCGATCCATTTGCAAATGTATAAGTTCTTTCACCTTTGGAATAACAATTAGAATCCCATAAAGTCAGTTCTTCCATTACTTCTTTAAAATCCCTAAATGCAGATGCCATTAAAGCAGGTCCAGTCTTACGAACAATAGAAACCAATTTGTTAGGATTATTCAAGCAGTAAATGATTACACACTGACAAAGGGAATAGGTCTTTGATGATCTACTCCCTCCTTCGTTCTTAATAAAACGGTATTCAGAATTTATGGCTTCCCAATTCTTTTCGAATACTGTGGTTGCTTTTATATTTAATTCCATTCGTTAATTTTCGTTAATTTATTCTGCTGGGGAATAAAGATTCATCTTCTCCAGGTTTAATTATTTGGATATTAATTTTGTCTACATTGTTTTGTATGTTAACCATTAAATCTGGTTGGTAAAATCCTGATAGTTTAGATATCATATCTAATGCCCTTAGTTGGATATTTCTATCTGGGGTATCACACATTCTAAGTTCTTCTATTATTTCTGCCAATTCAACAAGAACATATTCTTTAGTTATTGCAGAAGCCATTGCTAATGCTTGGGTTCTTTTTAAGATTGCTTCTTGAACACCTGGATTATTTAATAATTCATTTGCTCTAATAGCAGCATGATCTGGAGCATACCCAGCTTCTCTAGCAGCTTGAGCACCGTTGAAATGTCTAGTATAATGTATAACAAATACTTTCTGTCTGTAGTTTAACCTGGTTCCAAAGATGTCTAAAGTGTCTATGTGTTCCACCCCAGGTAGAATAGTGGGAGAAGACAAAGTCTTCTCTATGGCTTTTAATTTAGGGTCTTTGGATTGTTTAGGTTTACCTCTTGTATTTCTTTCTAAGCTCATATGGAATTTATTATATAGTTTTTAAATCTTTCTTCTATCTCTTTGCATTCGTGTAATAGGCTATAACCACAAGTAATAGAAACATCTAATTGATTGGCTATAGCTTTACCTGTTCTAATGTTTCTTATTATGTAAAGATCGAATAGTCTTTTTTCGTAGGTGTTAAGGAACTTATTAAATGCCTTAATACTTTCATCATAGATAATTTGGGTTCTTGCATCTGTGTGGCTTCTCCCGAAATCTTCTATAAATTCTACGTGGCCTGGTCTTTGGGTTTCCTTTCGATTTAACGGGGAAGTTCTCCACTTAATATTGTTCTTTATAAATGTCTTAGAGTATGCCGTAAGAGTCTGTGTGCTGTCTATTTTATCACAATTCATATCTACATATATAAAGCACTCTGAAAGTGCAGCATACGGATCTATAGGAGATCTTAGACTTTTTATAGCCTTCTTAGTATAAGTTTCTAACTCACTATAGATAGAAACGAAATGGGAATTTATTTGTTGTTTAGTCATTTGTTTTATTGTATTTATCCCACTCAGAATAAAAGGTATTTATAAATTGTCTTCTATCTTCTGGCTGACAGAAACAATTATAGATAAATTCTCCTGTCATATTATTCCTTAGTATCCTCTGAAGAGTTTTCGCCAAGGTCTTGGTTGGATTGGGGTTGTCCCTGTTTGCTAAGATCATTTTGATCTGCTTGTCCGTTAAGGGTTGGATTGGTGATTTCATTTTTAAATTCTTTAGGTGTTTTTTTAGCTACTGCAGCTCTTATTTTTTCTAATTGTTCTGTGGATATAAAATCCCAAAAATCGTTTTCTAACATCGTTAATTTTCGTTAATTTATTTGGTTGGGTAATATGGGATTACTAAAGGGAATGTTCCTGAATCTAAAACGATACCACATCCAAGAACTGGTTTCTTCGGAAAATGTCTCCCATAATGGAAAGCATAAGTATCATCATTAACACCACACCCTACTTGCATTGCAAATATTCTATCTTTTTCAGACTGACTCCATTGTAGGTATTGCATAGAATGACAGTGACCTTGGACTGTCGAGATTCGTGAGGCATTCATTCTAGGCAACGCTGCATTTGTTCCATGGATATACATGACATTATCTATAATAAACTTGTCAGCAAACTCCCACGTTGTAGGGGCATTATATAAAGCTTGCCAGTTCTTTAAAGTGTTAGTTGCAAGCCCAGCTGCTATAGCTTTTCTTAAAGGAATAAGATCATGGTTACCATAAGTAATCTTTGCTACTGGAAATGCCTCTGTCCACGGAAGAAGACCAATAAGAGCTTTTCTGTATTCTTGATCTGCTCCATCAGCAGAAGGTTCTACTTGATGAAAAGAAGAGTAATGCCAATCGCATAAATCTCCAATAAATACAACTGTTCCACAATCAAATCTTTTTTGTTGTGCTAAACAGAATTCGAGGTAGCCCTCAAAAACAAAAGGGGAGTGTAGATCCCCTATAATTAAAACGTTTTTTGGGTTATACCCATAATGGTTACTGTCTTTCATAAGTTAGTTTGGTTTGTTAATTTTCGTTAATTATTTCTTTTGGGTTACAGAAGCTATCCAAGCAAACGAAAATGCTACGATAGGATTCCAGGTAATAATTAAGATAGTCCAAAAGGTTAAACACTTTTGACATCCAAAGATAGTCCAAAGAGATTCAACTAAAAATCTTCTTTTAGGATTATTACAATTACCTTCGTTTATTTTGTAGAAAAATCTATCTACATATTCTTGTATAAATTCTGATTGTGTAAACAACCAAGCAAATAAGAACAAGTACCAAGCAATAAAAATCACTTGGAAATTAATTAAGCCCAACCAGAATTCTGGATGGGCTATTTTAGAGATTATAGTATTATACATTACTTAATTGAATTTGTTATTTGTCTTAGCTCTTGCATAGAATTTTCATATTCTATCTTTAGCCATTCTATTGATTCTTGCATATCAGATATTGAAATACTTATAGAAAGCATTTGTAATTTTAATTCCTGTACTGCTTTATAAGCTAATTTAGCAGGATCTGTTACTTGGGTTTTAGTTGTTTCCATTTTTTTAATTTAAGTTATTTAACATTCTATATATCTTTTCTTGCGAAGGAGATTCTCCGTGTTTTGCTTCGTAGTATCTTACATATGCTTCAGTTGGAGTATTAAAAGCACCTAATGGGATTCTTTTTCTTCCATTAAACATATGTGCTAAGTATTGTGTGCCTCCTACTTTATCTTGGATAATAAATCCTCTTATAAGGGAACGATTATTAGCATTTAAAATAGAATCAGCAGTTCTTAGATTTTCAAAACGATTATCAGATCTCATTCTATTTTTATGATCAATCATTTCTGGGATTACTCCTGTCATAAACCAATATCCATATCTATGGGCATATGTTTGACAATCTATTTTTTCCCCGTACATTTCTACTTTAGTGTGGATATAAACCCAACCTAATTTTCTTCCTGTAACGATTTCCCCTTTTGGTGAGATAATCCATCCTGTCTCAGGATCATAAACGAATCCTTTTTCGTAAAGTGCTAAGAATTTTGTTCTTTCGTCGATAGCTTTTGTTTTCATAGTTAATTATTTTTTGTTTGTTAGTTATATTATATATTCCTTTTGTTCTAAAAAAACGGTCATTTATAAGATAATAAACGTTAAAATTCGTTAAATAATTTAACAGGGTCGAAACCATTAATTTCTTCTGTGAAATATTCTATTGCTTCTTCTACATGAAAAGGGTCTCCAGTTAATTTTAAGTTTACCCCGTCATCTTCGGAATAATTATAAAATTCTAAAGTAATTAAATCTAACTCTACGAAAATTTCCCATTGAACTAATGGTGCTAATCTAAGAGCATAATAATCTATAGGGATAAAGATTGTCCTAGTTATGTCAGATTCGAGTTTCATATTGTATATATTACTTTAAATGAATTATAATTTATTTGGTTAAATCTACAATTATTGTTTCTTCATATGCTTTATAAGAAACCCCTGATTGATTTTCTTTAGTTTTTTTACCTTGCTCTCTAGTCATAAATCCTTTATCTATTAATTCAATAAAAATTTTATCTGCATCTCTTCTACTTAATGAATGATTATCTATAAAATATTGTTTTGATATAACCCAATCTTGGGGTTTAGATAATAGGATACCTAATAATCCTATAGATGCTACTGATAATTCTGATTTATAAATCTTATTATCTACAATAGAGAAATTCTTAATGTGTTTTCCCTTTTTGAAAATGTTTCTTTCCTTTTTCATAACTTATTTCTTCTTTAGTTTATTTCTTCTTGTTAACGGAGGAAGAAACCTGGGGTGATCAAGCCCCAGGAACTCCGAAGATCTTTTTAATGATCTTATCTTATATATCGACTTAATAAAGAAAAGTTGGGTCTTTTATAAGGTTTATTAAAACTTTAACGAAAAATTAACGATTGGTTACTGTAAACATATTACTGTAAACATTAAGAAGAAGTTTACGTCTAAACAACTTTAATATATTTAACCATATAAATACATTACTTAAGTACCTAAAGTTCATCAGACTTAAAAAGAACTAACAAAAATAAGGTACTTACTAAATAACATAATACTGAACTTAACAAACTTATCTAAAGGAATATCTATTTGGATAGAATAATGTTCTTTCTACTTTTATAAATGAGGAATGAGCGAAGCGAATTCCGAACATAAAACACTTACCTTCTTTCCTAACTCAAGAATAAAATAAAGAATAATAAATTATTAATATCGTAATAAATTATTTAGAAAGAAGAATTCATTCTTTTGAAATGGAATATAAACGGCTTTTTTACGACGGTAAAAATAACGGCTTGTATTCCCCATGAACGTAGTGATTGGGATACCAGCAGGTAGTCCTTATAAAGAGTTCTTAGTACACGTACGTATTGTACGATGGACCGGTGTACATAGTGTACGATGGACCGGTGTACATAGTGTACGATGGGTCTACCTAAAAGACACGGCAAAATTACACGTTTTCCTCTAAATATCTTTGTAATTGCACTTGATTTTTAGATAAAATCTTAGTTTTTAACTTTGCTTTAGCTCTATGAATTATTGTTTTAATATAAGAAATTTGTAATCCGTATTCTTTATGGATCTCCGCTTGTGATTTTTCTTTTAGATAGAATTCGGTCATTACTATTTTTGCCAGGGGTTTAAGAGAATCTATTTCTTTTACAAGGGATTTAAACAAGATCTCTTTATAGTCTTGTTCATAAAATTCATAGTCTGGTACTTCGTATTCTATTAATAACTTCATATCTATATTATATCGTGGCGAGAATTTATGAATGACCAAGAAATTAAGTCCGCTGCTGAACTTTAGGGGGATTACCTATAGGTTTAATAAGGATGACTAACGATCGTGTCGTATACAAAAAATCCTTCTGGTTAACGACTCCAGAAGGATTTTAAATTTAACTCTTAAAACAAAAAAATAATCTAACTTATATATCATCAAAGGTTTAGAAACTAATGAATTTCTAGGGTAATTAACGATTATTTAACGAATGTTAACGAAAAAAGGAACCCTAAGATTCCTTTCGTATATATTGACACCTGCCGGTAGTTGAGCCTTATTCTAAATCAAAGATATCTTTGGTATCCTCTTCTATTTTATCTTTAGTCTTTTTGATTAGCTTTGATGTTGTTAATAACTTCTTAAAGATACTCCATAGACCATGTCCTTTTACATTTACGAACTTTTCATCTATAGAATAGATTTCGTTTAAAATTAGTCCTAGAACTGTTATCTTTGTCGCTGCCATAGGTATACTTAAGAAAAGTAAAATAAACTCGCCTAACAAATATACGTCAATAAAATAAGCGGTTATAGCAACTATGTTATAAATAAATAACTTGGATATAAAAGCTGAGAATCTAGAAGATGTTATTTTAACTCCTAGTCTCTTAGAAGCCCATACTCCTGCTATGGTATCCATTATAATAAAAAGTGCTATTAAAATCAGATAGATTTTTATTGGAGCTATAAGAGCTGTAGCAAAAATAAAAGATTTGATAAAGAATGTTTTCATGGTTGGTTTTAGATAAACAGGATTCCTGATCCATCAGTATTACTTCTTCTTCTACATCCTTTTTTAGGTGTAATAGAATCATCATTTAAATCATTCATAAACTCTGGGTATAGGTCTCCGTTATTAGTAAGATAATTTTCTAGTCTTTTATCATAAAAATCTCCTTTAGACTTATACTCATGAACCATAAACATAATAGCTTTGTATTCTGGGGAAGCACTAAAATCTCCCGATTGAGTTTGTATTCCTTTATTGGTTGTCTGATATGAAGTAGTCATTACTGCATCTGAACATGCTCTCCAAGCTACTGCCATTTGAATAAAATCTTGAACTAAAGTAATTTCCAAAACAGATAATGTTTGAGCGTTAAATTTCGTTAAAAGATAGTTATAGAAATAAGTTCCTAAGATTGATCTAACATAAGAATCTGCTGCTGTCTTAATAATAGGAACAATTAAATTCGAATCTACGTTTTGTCCAACTGGTGTATTATCTTTAAGATAAGTATTTGTAATAAAATAAGTCATAATTATTTATTTTTTAGGTTCGTATGTAAAAGTTTTAGTTTCAGTTGCATCTACTATAATATTATCTACAATCTGATAATTGTTTATTACTATAGTATTAGGAATTGCTGCGATATCTACAAGATCATTTAGAATTTCTTCCATAGTTTCTCTAAGTACCATTACAACATTTTTTTCGTATATTGTATAAGAATCTTTAATTTCTGTGGTATTTCCTAAAGCTCCTTGAGTTTTTACCCCCATTATAGAAGGATTTATACCATGAGCAATTGCTATAGATTCTTTTAATTCTTTCATAGTACCTTCAAATACTTTATCGTTAGAATTAGTAGAAACAGATTCGAATTCAGGAACATCGTCCATACCATTACCAGTAAGAACTAAGACTCTTCCAGCATTACCAGCACCTGTCTTAGAAGATATTCCTTCTTTAAATGAATTTATTTCGTCGATAGAATCAAATTCTTTAGGTCTTCTAATAACTATAGATGGGAATACAGAATTTTGTATGTTTGATTTATGAAAATAAGCTGTCTCGCCGTCTAAATAAGCCCAGTTTAAAATGGAATTATATTGTGGGATAGGATAAACATCTTGTCCTGGAGAATTGTCTTGGTATACATAAAGAGATTCAACGTGACCACATCCTTCATGGTATCTTTTGTATTCTTTCATATTAACCATTCCTCTTGACCAATCATTAGAATAAACAAACTCTTCAAGATTGATATTGTTTCTAATAGAAGAAGGGTCTAGTCTTCTTAATTTTACTGCTTTGTTTCCTCTTTTGGTAACTATAACAGCTACTCTTCTGTGGATGATATAATCTCTAGTTAGTAATCTAGATAGTTTTTTAAATTTGTTTGATTTTTCAAATGCAAGTTGTTCTACTTTTTGTGCTGCAGTAACTTTATCATCTGCCCAAGAATAACCTCCGCCGATAACGGAATTAGTAATGAATTCTATACACTGACCGTGTATTGGGGATGTAAAATACAATTGATTTAAAATCTGTGGATATAAGTTATCTTGTCCAAATCTAACGATATTATTTTCTGTATAAAAACGATTGACATATGGCATAGAAAGATTACCTTCTCCTACTTTTAAAAATGGGGTAGAGAAAGCAAAATGAGAGAATGAATTCCCAGTCTCT